TCACGCGAAAGCCCGCGCCGCCGCTTCCTCGACATACCGCACGGCCTCGTCCAGCTCCTGGGACGGGGCCGTTTCCAGTGCCGCGGCCAGGTCCCGGCCGACGACGGCGAGCTGGTCGCCCACGGCGAACATTCCGGCGTCCGGCACCTCCCGCGGCTCGGCGTCCGGGGCCTCCAGCCGCTGCGCCCGTACGGCGAGCTCCCGGGCGGCGGCCAGCGCCTCGGCGGCCGCGCCGCGCTGGAGGCGGCTCTGCGGGGCCGAACGCAGCCGGTCGGCGAAACGGTCCACGGCCAGGATCAGGGGCGTCGTATCGAGCACCCGGCCGACCCTACGCGCCCCTCCCACGCCCCCGCCAACGGCCCGATCCGCACCTCCGCCCCCGCACGTGCCCCGCACCGGCCCCGCGGACGCGGAACGGCCCGCAGGCGCGATGCCTGCGGGCCGTTCCGGTACGACAGGACCGGTCAGTCGTCGCCGCTGAGGATCGCGACCAGGCGCAGCATCTCGATGTAGATCCACACCAGGGTCACGGTGAGGCCGAACGCGGCCAGCCACTCCTCCTCGCGGGGAGCGCCGTACGCGATGCCGTCCTCGACCTGCTTGAAGTTCAGGGCGAGGATGGCCGCGCCGATGACGATCGCCACGATGCCGAAGACGACACCGAGGGCGCCGCTGCGGAAGCCGAGGCCGTCACCGCCGCCGAAGACGGCGAACAGGAGGTTGACCATCATCAGCAGCATGAAGCCGATGGCGGCCGCCATGACGAAGCCGTAGAAGCGGCGCGTGACCCGGATCAGGCCGGTGCGGTAGGCGATCAGCACACCGGCGAAGACCGCCATGGTGCCGAGCACCGCCTGCATCGCGGCGCCGGGGGCGACGTACATGCTGACGATGTTGCTGACGATGCCGAGGAAGACACCCTCGAACGCCGCGTAGGTCAGGATCAGCGCGGGCGAGGGCCGGCGCTTGAACGAGTTGACCAGCGACAGCACGAAGCCGATGAGCGCGGCGCCGATGGCCACGCCGTAGGCGCTGCCCAGGTTCGCCTGGTCGACCGGCATGACCCACCACGCGACGGCGGCGGCCAGGATCACGGTGCCGAGCGTCATCGCCGTGCGCGTCACCACGCCGTCGATGGTCATCACGTCGCTACGGGCGGGCGCCTGCGGGGCGCCGTGCGTGTCCGTCTGCGCGTAGGGGTTCGTGGCGTACGGGTTGGCGGCGGTGCCCTGTGCGTACGGGTTGCCCGTCGCGGGGGCCCCGGCCTGCGGCGCCGCGTTGAAGCCCGCGTGGCCGTTGTCGCGGCTGAAGCCCCGTCGCGAGAAGACCGGGTTGCTGCTCCTCATCTCACTCCTCCATGGCCACACTGCGTGGCCTTGCCACAAGAGTAATGGGTAGGCAAAGGAATCACCCTAGTGCCCGGGGAGGATCTTTCCGGCATCCGTGACGGACCGCCCGTCGGAGACCGGGCCGGGTCCCGGAACGGTCCGCCGGTCACGGTCAGGGCAGCGTGACGACCGTGGTCCGGGCGGCGGGGCGACCACGATCCCGGGCGGTGCGCCGGTCACGGTGAGGGCCGTCCGGGTCACGCAGCGTGCGGCGCGTGGTGCCCGGAGCCGGACTCGAACCGGACCCACCGGGACGTCTGACCTGGGCTTTCACCCCCGACCTGGGATGCAGCCCCGGTTTCGAGCCGGTCTGAAGGGGCTCCGAGCCGGTTCGAAGGGGTGTCGTGTTCCCACGGGAACACGGCAATGTCACGCGTCGTGATCGCCTTCGGCCATCTTGTTGAGCCGCGCCAGAACCTGCTTCTGCACCCGTGGGGGCAGGCTCTCGAGGATCGTCAGCACCGCAGCGGCACGCGGGTCAGCCTGCTCCGGAGCGTCCCCCGCAGCAGCCTCCGCCGCCGGGATCGGGGTGGGCTTGCCGCCCTGCTCCACACGGTTGATGTCGCCCTGCGCCCACCGCAGCGCCTGCTCCAGCTTTCGAAGAGTCAGGGGCGCTCCGGACGTCTCGCCCTTCCGCACGGCCCTCAGGGTCTCGTACGAGATGCCGGCGGACCTGGCGACTTCCTTCCACGCCATCCCCAGCTGCAGGCGCCGGGCGTTCATCTCACCATCGAGCGGCGATAGCTGCTCTGGCACGGTCAACGCCCTTTCCTGACGACGGTGGCACGCCCCCATCTGGGCGACCGAACGCAGATTAGCGCAGATCAAGCAGCTTGGTTAGGGCGACCTGACCGTCAAGCGCGACGTTCCAGACACACAGAACACCGCAACTCTGTTGCATTCTGCGTTTCATCTGTCCTAGTCTGCGCAACATGGCACAAACGAACGCAGGGGTACTGCGACAGCAGCGCCTACGACTGGGGATGACGCTGGAGGACGTTGTGGCCAAGTGCGCCGAGGAAGGCGTGAAGGTCCACAACTCGCAGCTCAGCCGCATCGAGCGCGGCCAGGCGCAGCCTCGCCCGCGTCTGCGAGCCGGACTGGCCCGAGTCCTGGGCCTGGATGTCCTGGCGTTCGACAAGCAGGAGAGCGGGGGCGAGTCATGAGCGCGAACTACACCGTGGCCGAGGCGGCCGAATACCTGCGCTGCAAGCCGCACTTCCTTGAGGAGAACCTCAAGCAGCTGCCGCACCAGCGGATGGGACGGGCCGTCAGCTTCGACGAGTCGGAGCTGGAGGCCATCAAGGACATGTTCCGTGTCCGGCCCGAGCGCGTGCATGCCTCCACGACCCCGGCCCCGACCTCGCTCAAGCTCGCGAGCATCCGGCCCTCGAAACGAGCCCAGAAGACCGGCTGACGCCGCACATACGTCGGGGCCGCCCCGGACCGGGCCTGGTCCATGGCGACCCCTCCACCAGCACATCTCAACTCACCTGAGAGGTAACCGTGTCCAATCACCTTACCCAGACCAGGATCGCCGCCGCGCTCGCGGCCTCGCCCCAGCCCGAGGGCGAAACCCCCTGGCACCTCCTCCTCACCAAGCCGCCGACGACGCACCGCGCTGTGCAGTCCGCGTTCCTCCTGGAGCGGAACGAGGACCTTCGGAGCTTCTCGGGGAAGTCTGAAGCGACAGCCCGAGCCGAGGCATCCCGGGCCCGGATCGTGCAGGAGCTCGCCCGGCGCGACGGCTACCTGGACGCGCTGTCCGCCGCCGAGCACATGCTCAGCACCACCCCGGCGCTGCCCACACACGTGGATGTACGGCTGGCCCCCTGGGACGACGGCCCCACCCTCGTGTTCTCGTTCCACAAGGAACCCGCCGCCGTGCACGCGTTCGCGGCCCACTTCGGCACCCAGGTCACCGAGCACCCGCACCTCAAGGACGACGTCCGCGTCGAGACGGGTGGCACCACCGAGTCCGGCATCCGCTTTGAGGCGTACACCCTGGTCGACGGCCCGGCGGTGGCGGAATGACGCCCCGCACCACGATCACCGGCGCGGTCCTCGGCGTCCTGCCCGGCGCGACCCTGGACGCCCGGGTCACCGTGGAGCAGCCGCTCCAGCACGGCCGGGACACCTGGACGGGCACGGTGGCCGGCCTCGCCCAGCGGATCGCCGACGTCATCGAGGGGAAGGACACCCAGCCGGGCGAGTCCACCCCGACGATCTCCGCCCGCGATGCCCGTACGGCCGTCCTCGTCTCGATCGCCCGCGCCCTGCGCGAGCAGCCCACCGGGGCCCGGCTCCTCCACGGCCTGGACGAGCTCGGCGAGGCCGTCGTCTGCGAGGACCACCGCGAGATCGCCGCGTGGGGGGACGCACTCGCGAGCCTGGCGCACATCGACGACGACCTCGGCATCACCGCCGCCCAGCCCCCGCCCGCCCGCACGGTCTACCGGGCCGAGCACGAAACCATCCACGTCGGTCACTACACCACCGAGGGCGCCGCCCGCCGGCACTGCGAGGCCCTCGTCAGCGACGAGCACCCCGCGGACCGGGCGCTCCTCTTCATGTGGTCCAGCCTCGGCGACGACGGCGACTCCGACGAGCCGTACGAGCTCGTCGTCCAGGTCGACGGCGGCCCCCAGGTGTTCACCGGGTACGTCGTCGTCCCGCTGTCCGTCGCCGATGTGTACGACCCCGACGCCGAGTGACGCCGTGGACGGCGACCTCTGGGTCCTCTGCTCCCTGATCGGTCTCGGCCTGGCCGTCGGCGTGCTGATCGCCGTCGGCTGGGCCTTCGACCACGGCATCACCACCACCAACAAGCACCGCAAGTCCCGTGAAGGGGGAGCGTGATGACGCTCGTACAGCCCGAGCCCACCGGCCGGAAGACCGACACCGACACCCTGCTGACGCTGGGCCTGGCCGCCATCGCCCAGCGCCACGAGGAGATCCGCAGGCAGGACCGGCTGGACGACGAGCACGCCGTCCGTTACGCCCAGGCGGAGGCTCGGGCCACGTTCGGCCAGGAAGCGGCCGCCGCTCTGGGGGAATGGCTGGCGTCGCCGGAAATGCCCGATGGCATGTACCAGGCGATTGTGGAGCTCACCCCGCGCACGTCTCTGATCTGCACCATGCCGCGCGACGGGGCCAGGGCCGCCTTCGAGGTGCTGGCCTACTGCGGTTCGTGCAACAGCCACTCCAGCAACGCCGTCGGGTCCCTCGCCGAGCTGGCTGGCGCACTGCGGGGCGGTCTCCGCTGATGGCGGCGAGCGGCTTCAACACCCGCATCACGTCGCGGGTGCGCCGACCGAAGAACGCGGCGAGCGAGGCCCACGAGGCGTACGGGATTCCGCGGGTGCCGCTGCCGGCGGACCTGCCCGGCACGTGCCGGACCCCGCACTGCGGGAGCTCGCACCCCGAACCGGCCCCGGCCGGGTGGGCGCGGGTCCAGGTTCTCGGGCGGCGCCCGACGGCGCGGGCCTGGTGCTCGTCGCTGTGCGCTTCCTACGCCCTGGCCCGCCCGACCCGCCGCGCCGACGGCGGCCCGGGCACCTGCCAGGAGACCGGCTGCGGCACCCCCTCGGCCGAGGCGGCCGCCGCCAAACTCGACACGGCCGGGTGGATCCGCACCCAGGTCCTCGGCTCCACCGACCCCGCCCGCCTCTGGTGCTCGGGCCTGTGCGCCGTGTTCGGCCTGGCCCTCGCAGAGCTCCGCATCGAGGTGTTCGCCGATGCCTGACCTTCTGCCCGTCCTGCTCCTGGCGGTTCTCCTCGTCATCGCGGTGCGGTGCCTGACCGCCGCACTCCACACCGGGCGCCGCAGCACGGCCCCGGCGGTGGAGGTGTACCGGGACCCGCGGCCCCTGGTGGCCTGCCACCGCCCGGTGTGCGGCCACATGTCGTGGCCGCACGACGAGACGGACGAGGGCCTTCGCTGCTCGCACTGCGGCCAGATCAACCCCGACTCGTGAGCGGCCCGGTCCGCCCGTGCAACGACCTCGGTCTCCCGCACGGCCTGGTCTACGCCCGCCGGTACGTCACCGGCTGGAAGTGCGACCGGCACACCCCCTCGGCCGTGCGCAGCCTGCCCGAGCCCCCGCCGGGGCCGGGCTGGCCGCCCGGCTCCTACCTCAACCACCCCGACCGAACCGAACCCGAACCGCCCGCAGAGGAGCCGCCGTCATGACGACCGCCGCCCGCCCCACCCCGGCCCAGATGCCGTCCCGTCGTCCCGACACCCCGGCCGCGAAGGAAACCCCGCGCCCGCCGGCGCACCGGGAGCCATGGCAGAAGGCCGTCCTGACCAGCAGCCTCCCGCCGAACTTCCGCTTCGTGGCGATCGCCCTGTCGACCCACGCCGACGGCACGGGCCACATCGCGCAGCAGCCCCGCCTGATCGGCCTCGTCCACAACACAGGCATCAACGCCCGCCAGGTCGCTGTCGCTCTCACCGCCCTGCGCGACCGCGGGTTCCTCCGCCTGTCCCCGCCCGGCGGCCGCTACGACACCGCCGACCTCCTCCTCACCATGCCGCGCGGCGCGGCCGCCCGCGCCCACCGCGCCGAGAACCGGAGCAACGCCGATGCCTGAGAAGACCCAGCAGCACTGGACTGAGTCGCTCTTCGACTCCGTGTACGCCCTGTACAAGACGGCCCACGAGTACCAGCTCGCCCACCGCGCCACCCAGCTCCTCGCCGCGCAGGCCGAGTTCGACCGCCACAAGCCTCACGAGGGCCGCATCGCGCTGGAAGGGCACAGCGCCGGGTACGGCCGCCCGATCATGAAGGAGCCGCACCCCGACGCCCTGTTCGCCCTGCTGCGCGTCTACGGCGACGCGGCGTCCGAGATGCACCGCCGGTACGAGGAGGCGGCCCTCCTGTTCGCCTCCGGCGCGGCCTGGGCCATCCGGTCCATCCAGCTCGGCCACACCCCGCCGGTCGTCAGCTTCCAGACCGACCAGTACGACAACCCCGTACAGCACCGGCTCAGCATCACCGGCCTGACCAACTACGCCGGTGCGCCCGCTCTGGGCAGGGCCTACGAGCAGCTCGCCCGCCGCCTGTCGGCCGCCGACCACGCCGTGCACCTGGCCGAGCAGGGCGACCTCGCCGACCACGAAGCGGGCGAGTTCCACGACGCGGTCGACACCGCCATGGGCATCGCCGACTCGGCGTACGCCTACGGCCTCCTGGCCCAGCGCGCCGTGAACTTCGTGCTCCTCGAGCCGCGCCGCGCCCGCGAGCGGGAGATCGCGCTCGCCCGCGCCGCCGCGCGAACCGACCAGCCCACCCCGTAACACCCCAGCTCTGGAGCACCCGTTGACCGCCGCCGTCGCGTACGCAGCAGCCCCCGCTGCTGCTGTGCCGTGCCCGGAGACGCCCCGCGCGTCGACCGGCGCCCGGCCGCGCACCGGCGGCGGCCAGCGTGTGCGTGTCCCCCTGCGCCTGGTTGTAGGCGCTCAGTACCGCGATGCGGCCCTGAGCGTCTACATCAAGGTGGCAGCGCTCGCGATGCGCCCCGAGGGCTGCACCGCCAAGGTGTCCGTCCTCGCCGAGTACCTCGGCCTGTCCAAGAGCGTCGCCGAGCGCGGCCTGAAGGACCTCACCCACCCCGACGAGGTCGACGGCCTGACCGAGGTCATCACCACCCGGCGCACCCTGCGCGGCGGCCGCGGACAGTCCGCCCACCGCATCGTCCGCAAGGCCACCGAGGACGAGCACTTCGTGTGGGTGCCCGTCCGGGCCGCCGACGCCCTCTCACCGCGCCTGCTGCGCCTCTACGCCCTCATCGCCTACGCCGAGGCCCGCAACGTCCCGCTCTCGGTCGGGGACCTCGGCGGCATGCTCTACCACCACACCGGCAAGAAGGCCGGCCAGCACCTCGGCGACCGCCAGGCGGCCCGGCTCCTCGAGGAGCTCGGCTCCACCGGGTGGATCACCGTGCACGCCCGCCAGGGCCTGCAGGGCCGCCACGCCTACGAGACCCACCGCCACCCCGTCCACGCCGTGGTCCAGACCCCGGCCGCTGCCCCTGACATTCATGACGGATCCGGTGCGGACGATCACGCCGGATCCCTCGCGTCTAGGGAAGACCCCAGGACTGACCGACCGGTGAAGAGGGCGGGGGTTGGTGGTTCGATCCGCCGTAGGCGAGATGCGGGTAGTAGCGCGCAAGGCCACAGCGAAAAGCGCAGCAACAACGGCGGCGGCACGACGTACCGCGGGCCGGGACTTCAGCTGTCGCCCCGGGTGTGGCAGGTCCTCGAGCCCGTACGTCCCGAGCTCCTCGGCATCAGCCCGTATGTGCTGCGCCGCATCGGTCAGGAGATCGGCCGCCAGCTGTCCGCCGGGGTCGGCATGGAACGGCTCACGGCCCGGCTGACGGCCCGGTACTCCCGGCTCACCGCCCACGGTCCCGCCACCGAGCACGCCCGGCGCGGCGACGTCGGCCGGTGGATCCTCGGCGCAGGCCTGCCCCGCCACGGGTGCCGCCTGGACTCCTGCGAGTCCGGCACCACCTGGTCCACCGGGGAGCGCTGCCACCTCTGCGCCAACATCGCCGAGGGCGAGCGCCTGGCCGCGGCCGCCGCCGAGCAGCTGCCCGCCCCCGCGCCCCGGCCCGAACCGCCCGCCCCGGTACGGCCGCCGACGACGTGGCTCCCGATGCCCCCGCCGCCGGACCCCGGCCCCGAACCCCCGGGCCCGGCCGAGCGCGAGCAGCTGCGCGCGGCCGCGACCCCCGAGACCGTCCGCCAGGCGCTCGCCGAGCACGGCGCACCCGCTGCGATCCGCCTGTACGGCAGGGCCCTCGTTCTGCCCCACCTCGCCCAGCACGACGAAGGGACCACCGCATGAAGCCCGCCCGCCACCACCTCGCCCGCTGCCGCCGCTGCAGCGCCCCGATCGTCTGGTGCCTCACCTCGGCCAACGGGAAGCGGCAGCCGGTCAACTACGAGCCGGACGAGACCGGGAACGTCGCCGTCATGCAGGGCGCCGACGGGAAGCTGTACGTCCGCGCCGTGACTGCGGCCCGTCCGGAGATCCGGCCCGGCGAGTGGCAGGCCAAGCCACACCAGGCCACCTGCCCCGCACGGCAGCTCCCCGGGCGCAGCAGCGCGCCTTCGCCGCGGGCCGTGCAGGGAGTGAGGCCGGTCCCGTGGCAGCGGTGAACCGGGCGGTCGCCGCCGCCCGGGACCTGTCCGCGCTCCTCGATGAGCAGTGGCCCGACGGGACGTTCGGCGGCGTGCGCCTGGTCCCCGGCGTCCCGTCCGACCCGATCCGCTGCCCCCGCCCCGACCCTGACGCCGCGACCCACGTCGCGCTCCTCGTCAAAGAACTCGACCTACGACGGGCCCCGATCCGCCGGCCCCGAAGGGAATCCGCATGATCTCCGCCCGCCTCCGCTACACCGCCGTGTCCCTGCTCGCGCTCGCCTTCTTCGTGGGCGGCCTCCTCTGGGCGCAGGAAGGCGTCTGGATCGGCTCGGCGGTGTGCCTGTGGCTCACCTGCTTCTGCCTCCTCGGCTGCACCCGGATACGGCACACCGTCGGGCGCTACCAGGCCGAGCAGGCCCGCGAGCTCGAAGCCGTGTTCCCCGACGGCTGGGTGGAGCCGTGGGCGGGGTGGTGCTGCGAGCGCGGATGGGCCACCCGCGGCGACCTCCACCACCCCGCCACCTGCACCCGGGCGCAGCAGCGGTGAGCCTCGCCCTCGTCATCCGCTGCGACGTCTCGCACGGCCCGTACGGCACCTGCGGGGTGTACCTGCCGACCGGCACCACCGACGAGACCGAGGCGTACGACATCGCCGCCCGGGCCGGGTGGAGTACCCGCCCGGACCGCTGCCCCGGCCACGCTCCCAGCGCCCGAACCACCGGCCGCCCCGTCCGCCGGCTCCGCCCCGCCACCGAGAGGAACCCGACGCCATGACCACCGACCACACCAGCCCGGCCCGCACGGTTGCCGAGCTGCTCGTCGCCCAGGGCGAGCACGTCCACTACGTCAGCGAGGGGCAGGCCCTCTGCCTGTCCGGGCGCTGCACCACGGTGGTGGGCCCGTGACCGCCGCACCGTTCGCCCGGCCGTTCCGTCTCATCCAGCGGCACGGCCCGGCCCTGGACGGGGCCGAGTTCCCCAACGGCCGGGTCGTCCTGATGGATGACCCGGACTGGGGGCTCTGCTCCGGCGCCCGCTCGCTGGACCTGCTGCTGCGCCACGGCTACCCCGACGCCCGGATCGAGTGGGCCGACACGGAAGACGAGTCCGACCGTGGCTGACTCCCGACGCTGCACCGTGTGCGGCCGCACCCTCCGCGACCCGGCATCCCGGGCGCGCGGCACCGGCCCCGTCTGCGAACGCAACACCCGCGCCCCGCGCCTGCCGTCGCCCCGCCGCCCCGCGCTCCCGCCGTACGTGAACGGGCGCCCGGTCGACGACGTGCCGGCCAGCCCTCTTTTCTGACCCACCGCACCACCCGGAGCGCCACCATGAACGACATCTGCCTCTCCTGCTTCGGCCGCCTGCCCGACGACTCCCCGCGTACGGGCTGCGAGGCCTGCGAGTACAGCGTCCACACGTGGCTCCGGGAGCTCCCCCGCCACCTGGTGCTCCTCGCCGACATGCTGACGCCGGACACCGGGCCCGCCCGGCGTGGCGGCGTCGGCCGCGCCCACGCCCCGCTGCCCGTCCGCCTCGAGGTCCTGGACCTCACCGGCCCCGGGCACCCGGTGCCCTGGTCCGACGTGCACGGCGACCAGACCGGCGGCGTTCCCATAACGCCGCTGCTGTACGGGTGGGCCCGATACCTCGCCGCCGACTCCCCCGCGGTCCGCACCGACGCCCACGGCACCGTGCACGTCGAGCGGTGCGACGGCGCCCTCGTCCGGACCGGTGCCGATGTCCCCGGCCTGTGCCGGTGGCTGGACGCCTACCTCCCGTACGCCGCGACCCGCCCGTGGTGGGACGACCTCTACGAGCAACTGGAGCAGCTGCTCCACCGGGTCCGCCGGCTCACCCACACCCGGCCCGTCACCCGCGCCAAGGACGCCCCCTGCCCGAGCTGTTCGGCGTGGTCGCTCGTGGAGCGCGAGGACGAACTGCACATCACGTGCACGATCTGCCCGGCACGGCTCACCCCCGACGAGTACGACGAGCACCGCGCCCAGGTCATGCCCGCGCTCGCCTCCCTCGCGCTGCGCATCGCCGCCACCCAGCAGACCGCCGCCTGACCGCCGTACGCTCCCGGACAGTAATGCGCCCCCTGCTCAACTCCCATGAGCAGGGGGCGCAGCGCTGTGCACGGTCAGCCTTCGTCCGGGGCGGAGAGGTCGTTGCGCCGCCCCTGGGTGATGCCTTGCTGTCGCTCGGCCCAGTAGGCGTCGAACCACGCGACGTCGTACTCGGGGCGGCTGCTGCCCGCGCGGAAGACCGGGGCGGGCCAGCCCTCGGCCGGGTTGGTCGCCAGCCGGTGAATCAGGCTGCGGCTGCGGCCGACGCGCTCGGCCAACCTCGGGATGGTCATGGTCACCTTCTCCTGCTCTGGCCCTTCGGGAGATGCGGGCATGGGGCCATCCTCTCCGAGAAGTGTGGACAATGTCCACACTTCTCGCTACGGTCGTACTCGCCAACAGAACGGCCCCGGCCGGGCGCGGGAACGCCATATGGCCGGGGCCGGTCACCCCCTGATGCAACCAGGAGACGACCATGCGCGATCGTATCTGCGGCACCGTCGGAGTGGCATTACTGCCCGCCAACGAGGCTGACGAGGCGCTGCAGCGCGCCCGTACCGCTATGAACACCGAAACCCGCACCCTGATGGCCGGCATCGGCCACGCCCTGTGCGAGATCAACCCGACGCTGATCATGCGGGAGGTCACCCGCCTCTCGTACGCCACCCGCGCCGCCGCCGACCTCCACGGCACCGCCACCCCGCGCGCTGTCGCCGCCACCGGCCTCCTCCTCCGCCACATGCCGCGCGTCGACTGGCCCGAGCCCCCCGCCCCGATCACCCGCGCCGAGTACGGGATGCGCCTCATCCAGAAGGCCGGCATCTGATGTCCGCCGACGACGCCCGGGAGATCAGCCCGGCCGACGCCGCCCGCCAGTACCAGGCCGGGCAGGCCGCCGCCCGCGAGGGCCGCCGCCCCAGCACCGGCGAGACCCGCACCCAACTCGGCTCCGCCCGCACGTCGGGCAACGCCGCAGCCGCCAACCGCTGAACCACCCCGGCCGGGCGCCACCGCACGCCCGGCCGGCCACGCCCTCGGAGCACCCCATGCGCTTCCTGTACCTCTTCGCCATGTTCGGCTTCCCGGTGATCCTCCTCGTCATCCTGCTCGGGCGGGGGATCTGATGTCCCGCACCCGCACCGTCGAGCGCAGCCGCCTCGTCCCGCACACCATCGACGGCACCACCCACCTCGTCCTGGACCGCTACAAGGTCGACGTCCCGCAGCCCCCGCGCGACTGGGACCGCGTCGTCCTCACCGGGGTCACCGCAGCGGCCGCCGTGATCGGCGTCGCCTCGATCGTCTGGTCGACCGCGAGCATCGGCAGCCTCCTCTCCCTCGTCGTCCCGGTCACCGCCGCCGCGTACGCCGCCGCCCTCGTCTTCGACCTCGCGTGGCTGTCCTGCATGGCCCTGGAGTGGCTCGCCCGATACGACCAGGAGCGCGCCGCCCTCCCGCGCCGCGCCGGGTACGTGGCCCTCGGCATCGCCATGGGCGCGGTCGGCACCCACGGCTGGATCTCCGGGGAGTTCGCGATCGGCTGCGTAGCGGCCACCGTGTCCGGCCTCGCGAAGGTGCTGTGGACCGTCGTGCTGCGCCACCACGCGAAGCCCCTCGATGCCCGGACGCAGCAGTGGGTCGACGCCGAGCGGGCGAAGGCCGGCGGGCAGCTCGCGATGGTGTCCATCCGCCGCGAGCTGACACGCGCCGAACAGGCCGTCGCCGCCGAGCGCGCCGCAATCTCCGGAGCCTCCGGAGAGAATCCGGAGGCCGGTCCGGATCATCCGGAGGATCGAGCGGAGCGTCCGGACGACGAGGACGCGCCTGCCGCCGCCGGGCCGATGACCATTGCGGATGCCGTCCGGACGGCCGCCTCCAGTGGCATCACCGATCCGGACGCCGTCCTCCGCTACGTCCGGAAGGTCGCGGACGCCAATGCGAAGGAGAGCAGCGTTGAGCGGTACCTCCGGGCTGTCCGGAGGCCCGCATGAGCGCCCCGGAGAAGGACGCCGAGGGCAAGCTCCGCGGCTGGCTCCGGGACCGGATCGACGGCCCCGCCGTACCTGACCCGGAGCCCGAGCCCCTCGTCCGCGTCCACATCGTCCCGCCCGCGGAACCGGCCGATCAGGACGACGACCAGGAGCACGAACCCGACGAGGACGACGGCACCGAGCCGGAGCCGAAACGCCCCTGGTGGTACACCGTCCCCGGCCCGTTCAGCGGCCGGCCCGCGCAGCCCGAACCGCAGGCCGCCCCCCAGCCGTACGAGGCCGCGCCAGGCATCCACGTCACCGTGAACCAGCCCACCCCGGTCATGCCCCCGTGGCTCGCCCCGGACCCGGCGGCCGAGCGCGCCGCCGAGCGCCTCCACCGGATCCGGGTCTGGTTCGCCTACCACCTCGCCGCAGGCTTCGCCGGGTGGGTGTTCGGCCTCGTCGGCCTCATGCGCGGCGTCCTGGCCGATGCCGGACAGCAGGGGGCCGCCGTCGGCATCGCCATGGGCTTCGTCGGCTGGATCGTCGCCTCCTACCTGCCCGGCCTGCCCTACATGCCCCCGGCGCTGCGCCCCGCCCTCGTCTGGGCCGCCCGCATCCCCGTCAGCTCCGCCGCCCTCGCCCTGGCCCTCTACGCGCCCGGCACCGTCTAGGAGACCCCTCGTCATGCAGCACATCGCAGCAGCAGCCAGCGGCGGAACGTTCGACTACGTCGGCGCCGGAGGCCTCGCCCTGATCGCCACGGCCATCCTGATCTTCGGCGTCATCGGCAAGGGCTCCCGCAAGCTCAACACCCTCTGGGCCGGGATCGTGGCTTTCGTCGCCGGATCCGCCTACATCGCCGCCGGGAAGATCTGGGCGTCACCCCAGCAAGTCGTGGAGCAGGGCTGGACCGGCATTGGCGTCGGAGGCGGAGCCGGACCGTTCGGCGACGTCGGGATCGGCGCAGCCTGCGGCCTCCTGCTGGTCCTCATGGTCTTCGCCCCGCTCAACCCCGCCCGCGCAGCCGTGCTCGGCCTGGTCGCCGCGTTCACCTGGCCCATGGCCGGCATCGGCAGCATCTGGGCCGTGCCCGGCCAGTTCTTCGCCGCCCTGTCGATGATGATCGGGGCCTGACGTGCACGTTTGGATCCGCTTCTGGACCGCCGTGTGGATCGGCTCCGAGCAGCTCACCCGCCACACCGTCCGCTGGCTGTGCAACGCCAAGCCCAAGCCCCCCAGCGCGCCCAAGAAGCCCGTGAAGGAGCAGCCCGCGCAGGACACCGCCGGGGGAGAGCCCGAGGAGGCCCCGGGGGAGCAGGCCGAGAAGGCGCCCGCGAAAGGGCCGGCGGACACCGAAGGCTCCGCGCTGCTCCGCTGGTTCGGGATCGGGCTGGTCCTCGCTGTCACGAAGTTCACCCCGTACACCACCGTCGCCGCCGTCGTCGCGGCCGCGGCCTGGGTGGTCACCTCGCTCGCCCTCGGCTACCTCGCCACGATGAAGCCCCAGCCCCAACCCGAGCCGGAGCCGGAGAGCACCGACGAGGACGCCGACCAGGAGCAGCTCGAGGAGACCCCGGAGCCCGAGCAGCACCCCTCCGATCTGCTCCCCCTCTCGTACGTCGCTGTCCTGCTGAACGACGCCTACACCGAGGGCTCCGGGGTGCACCTCGCGACCCTCGCCGCACGCCTCACCGTCACCCCCCTGATGGGCCTCCCCGCCACCCCCTGGAAGACCGGCCACGTCCGCGCCCTCCTCACCCGCCACGGGGTGCGCGTACGGCCCGGCGTACGGGTGCCCCCGCTGGGCGGCCGCGAGGGGGTGCACAAGCGGGACTTCCCTCCCCTCCCCCCAGCTCCTTCCGGTCCCCCCGTTGTTGCCGGTGTTGTCGCAGGTCAGCCCAACAACAACAACGCGAGCAACATCTCCTCGCCCCCCTTCCGGATCACCCCCGACCCCCACAACCCCGTCCGCCACCACGTCCACCACGAGAGGACCTGACCCATGGACTTCGTCCGCTACCGCGTCGAGGACGCCGACGGAACGTTCCTCGACGAGTTCGCCACCAACGCCCCGGACTTCGCGAAGGAGCGCATCGACCGCATCCGGAAGTACCGCCCCAACTTGACGGTCACCGAGACCGACGACAACTGATCCCGGGGCGGCCGGTCGCCTGGCAGTGAGTCGGCCGCCCCGGGCCCCATCCCCAACCACGAGACAGGACCACGATCATGACACCGCCCAAGACGACGAGCACCGGCCTGAAGCACAAGACCATGAGCATCGGCGAGCTGAAGAAGCGCAACGAGGCGAGCAAGGCCGCCCGCGCGAAGGAGAAGAGCGAATCGACATCCAACGGCCAGCAGAAGACGGGACGATGACCCCATGACCGACCTTCACCCCACATTCGCGGCCATCATCAAGCGCGACCGCAGCGAGGAATGCCGGGCCCTGCCCGGCCAGACGCTCGTCGCGAGCCACTGCCTCACGTTCGAAACCCCCGACGGCACGCACCTGGTCCAACTCGACACCACGGGCGCCATGCCGATCCCCGCCACCGGGGAGACGACCGTGCTCCACGACCAACCCGTCATCGTGCTGTCCACCGAGACCGCCTACACGCGGACCGAGGAGGGACGCCCGATGCTCTACACACAGGTCGTCGTCGACACCATCGCCTGACAGACCAAGCCCCTGCACGCCGGGTACCGCCCGGCCAGACGCCCCCGCCGGCCCGTACCGGCGGGGGCGTCGCTGCTTTCGGCCACGCCCACCGCTCCCGCCCCAACACCCCGACCAACAGAAGGATGATGAACCCCATGAGCGACGACCGATCATTCGCCGAGCAGGCCGCCCGCACCCGGGCCGCGTGGCACCGATATCAAGCCGCCCGTGCCAACACCGAGGCGTCCACGATTCGGCTTTCTGCCGCCGCCCAGCGGTTCATGGTGGTGCTGCAGGAAGGGACCGATCAGGAGATCGCCGAGCACCCCGACCTCGCCGAGATCAACGTGATGCTGGACGGGTACTACGAGGAACCGAACCCGCAGTAAGCGACGCCGCTGGACAAGATCAGCATTTAGCGCGACACTGCTGCCACCACCACACGTGTGCCCACAGAGCCCCTGACCACCGGCCAGGGGCTCCTTTGCGTCCCGGAGGAGGCCCATGGACACCGAACTCCTCACCACCGCCCAGGCCGCCGCACACGCCACCCAAGCCCGCCGCTTCTTCAGCGCCGGAGCAGCCGCCATCCGCCCCACCACCATCCGCGACTGGGCAGCCCGCGGCCACCTCACCCGCCGCGGCCTGACCGAGCACGGCCACCCCCTCTACGACCTCGCCGACGTCGCCCGCGCCGAACTCAAGACCCGCGCCCGCGCCCTGCGACTCGTCGGCATCCCCGAGCACCACCCCTGAACACGGAGGCTCACCCATGCCTGACCTCACCACCGAGAAGGTCATCCAGCACACCTTGTGCCTCACCCCCGACGAGCTGCGCGCCCTGCGCCAGGCAGCCAAGGCCGCCCTGGGCGCATACCTGGACGCCCCAGAGGCCGACAAGGCGACCTGGCAGGCGTTCATCGACCTCGGCAAGCCCCCCACCCGGGGACACCGAAGATTCGTAGAGCAGCACGCCAACCCCGACATGATCAGCGCCACCCCAGGCCCCTGACCCCCTACCCCACCCCTGGGAGGCCCCCCGTGCCCACCCGGCCCCCCACCCGGTGCGCCGAGCCCCGGTGCACCACGCTGGTGCCCAAGGGCCGCTGTGAGGAGCACAGGCCTATCCCATGGGCAGGCAGGGACGACAAGGCCAGGCGCTACGGCATCAGCTCAGGGCGATGGCGCACGCTGAAACGGATCGTCACCACGCGCGACAACGGATGCTGCTACCGATGCGGCATCGGCCAGCCCGACGCCGAGGACGATCCCGACGGCGAGCACCAGCATCAGCTGGACCACATCACACCGATCTTCGAGGGCGGAGCCGTCGAGGACCTCGACAACCTGGGGTTGATCTGCGAGCCATGCCACACCGTCAAGAGCAGAGCCGAGGCTGCGAGGGCCAACCGGGCACGCCGTACCCGTACGTGATCAGCGAGGAGTACGTCATGCCCAACGAGGTCCTGGCCGCGTTCGCCGACCTGTTCGCGAAGACCGCCGACAGCAGCCGCGCCGACTTCGTTCTGATCCCGCCCTCCCTGGTAGGGGAGTCCGGATTTCCGGAGTGATCGTCTGGGGGCCCGGCGCCGTCAGCTCGGCGCACACACGCTCAGAATTGTGAACTCAGAACTGGGGAAATGACACGTCGTCACCAGTTGCGTTGCAGGTCAGGGGGTTGTCATGGGGCGCACCGCGCAGCCCGCAGCGCTGAAGTTGTTGGTCGGCAGGGCCGAGGGCAAGGACTCCGGCGGCCGCACGGTCAACCCGGGGCCGGCCTTCCGGCGCATCGCTCCGAAGCCCCCGACGTGGCTGTCCAGGGAGGCGGCCGCCGAGTGGCGGCGCGTCACCCCCGGCCTGCAGCGCCTGGACCTCCTGAAGGAGGAGGACCGGGCGATGCTCGCCGCCTACTGCGAGACCTGGAATGTGTTCGTCACCGCGACCCGCGACGTGACGCTGACCGGGCTCACCGTTCTGCAGATCACGACCCGGCCCGACGGATCGTCCACGGAGAAGACGGTGCCGAACCCCTCCGTGGCGATCGCCCGGAACGCCGGCCGCGAGCTCCGCGGGTTCGCCGCACAGTTCGGCCTCTCACCCTCGTCAGAGCAGGCCCTGGCGAGAGGGGCCGACGATGGCAACGAGGACGACAACCCGTTCGCGTAGCAAGGCGGCCGAGCCCGACGCTCCGCCCGTACCCGGTGCGTTCCTGGATGACGACCAGCTCGAGGCGCTCAAGCTCAGCCCGGAGGTCGGCTGGTACCTCGTCTCCCGGGGCATCGCCCTTCCGGACAGCCCGCCGCTGATCAAGACCCCCGAGCCGCGGGACGTCCCCGGGGCGCGGTTCGACCCCGAGCGGGTCGACAAGGTCATCAAGTCGTTCAGCCTGCTGCGCCACACACAGGGACAGTGGGCCGGGCGGCCGCTCGTCCCCGACCCGTGGCAGGTCGCCTGGATCCTCGCCCCCGTGTTCGGGTGGGTGCGCTGGGACGACGACGCCGCCATGTACGTCCGGATCATCTCCGAGCTGTACGTCGACGTCCCCCGGAAGAACGGCAAGAGCACGATCTCGGGCGGCATCGCCATCTACATGACGTGCGCGGACGGCGAGCCCGGCGCCCAGGTCGTCGCCGCGGCGACGACGAAGGCGCAGGCCGGGTTCGTCTTCACGCCGATCAAGCAGCTCGCCGAGCGTGCCCCTGCTCTGAAAGGCCACGTCAAGGCCTACCAGGGCAAGATCATTCACCCGAAGACCGGTTCGTACTTCGAGGTGATCGCGAACGCAGCGGACGCCCAGCACGGGGCGAACCTGCACGCGGGCATCATCGACGAGCTGCACGTCCACAAGTCGCCGGACCTGGTGGAGGTCATCGAGTCCGGTACCGGCTCGAGGCGGCAGCCTCTGATCGTCATCATCACCACGGCCGACTCGGGGAAGCCGGAGACGGTCTACGCCCGCAAGCGCACGCGCATCGAGCAGCTGGCGCGCGGTGTCCTCGAGGACCCCTCGGTGTACGGCGTCGTGTTCGCCGTACCGAAGGACGCCGATCCGTTCGTCGAGTCGACCTGGCGGGCGGCCAACCCCGGGTTCGGGGTGTCGCCGACGAGGGCCTACCTCGCCCGCAAGGCCCGCGCGGCCCAGCAGTCGCCAGCTGAACTGGCGTCGTTCCAACGCCTGCACCTGGGGATCCGGACCAAGCAGGTCACCGCGTACCTGGACCTGGACGCCTGGCGGAAAAACGCGGCCCTGGTCGACGAGGTCAAGCTCCGCGGCCGCGCGGCGTACGGCGGCCTGGACCTCGGGTCGGTGTCCGACCTCAACGCGCTGGCGTGGCTGTTCCCCGACGACGAGGACGGCAGCCTGGACCTGGTGCTGCGGTTCTGGACCCCGGAGGACAACCTCCCTTCCCTGGACAAGCGCACCGCGGACGCCGCGTCCCGGTGGGTCAAGGAAGGGTGGCTGCGCACCACCCCGGGCAACGTCACCGATTACCACGTGATCGGCACGCAGATCCGTAAGGACCTGGACGCCTACGACGTCAAGGCGCTCGGGTACGACCGGTGGGGCAGCACCAGCCTCACCAACGACCTCGAGGGCGAGCGAGCCCCGATGGTCGGAGTAGGGCAGGGCTACAAGTCCATGTCGCCCGCCCTCAAGGCCGTCAAGCGCCTGCTGCTGCTCGGCGTGAAGGGCCGGCCGATGCTGCGGCACGACGGCAACCCGGTCATGACGTGGATGGTCGACAACCTCGCCGTGGCCATGGACGAGTCGGGAAACGTCAAGCCGGACAAGGCCAACAGCGCCGACAAGATCGACGGCGTTTCCGCGCTCTGCGACGGCATGTCCGAGGTCCTGGCCCGGCCGCCCGTGCTCCGGTCCGCATACGAGGACGGCGACTTCGAAGCGATCTGAGAAAGGGGGCGTCCTCATGGCGTTCTGGCACCGATGGACCAAGCAGCACCCGCCGGCCCGGGTCATCGACCAGGACGGCGTACCCGTCCTCGCGAAGGCCGCCGAGCAGTTCAGCGACCTGTCCGAGCTCGGCGCGTACCTGACGGCGTCCGGGATCCGGGTCGTCGACCCGGGCGTCCCGCTGTCCACCTACGCGGGCACCGCCGCAGCGATGAACGTCTGGGAGACCCAGCCCAGCGTGCGGAAGGTCGTCGACTACATCGCCCGCGCCCTGTCGACGATTCCGTGGCACGTCTACGAGCGGGTCTCGGACACCGACCGGCGGCGAGTCACCGACCACCCCCTGGCCCTGCTGCTGGCTAACCCCGCCCCTGCGGTTCCCCCGTCGCGGCTGTGGCACTCGGTCATCGTGGACTGGCTCATCCACGACCGTTGGTGCCTGCAGGTCCTCCCGAACGCGGACACACCGTCGGGATGGGAGCTGCGCCGCAAGCCCGCCCGCCGCATGCACGTCCTGGCGGACGACGACGACCAGCCCGCCGCCCTGTACCTGATCAGCTCGCGCGGCCCCGCGCAGGTGGTCCCACTGCCGGGCCCGTACCTGTTCGACCACGGGTACGCGACGGTCGGGGCGGACGGCACGTCGCCGATGGAGACGATGCGGCAGATCCTCGCCGAGCAGTCCGAGGCGGTGGAGTGGCGCCGCTCCGTGTGGCGCAACGGCGCCCGTGTGCCGACCGTCATCGAGCGGCCGGCCGACGCGCCGGGCTGGTCCAAGACGGCGAAGGACAGGTTCCAGGCGGCGTTCAACGCGTTCATGGGGCGCGGCTCGGCGGCCGGCGGAACGCCGATCCTCGAGGACGGCATGAAGCTGGTAACCGTCGAGTCCTTCAAGCCGCGTGACACGGAGGACATTGAGGGCCGCAAGCTCACCGACGCCGAGGTCGCCAGCTCGTACCACATCCCGCCCGAGCTGGTCGGCGCGCGCGAAGGGACGTTCTCGAACCTGGACGCGTTCCGGCAGATGCTCTACACCCACTCGGTGGGCCCGGACATCACGATGCTGCAGGACGTCATCAACACCATGCTCGTCCCGCTGATCGCCCCGGGGACGGACCTCTACGTGGAGGCCAACGTGGAGGCGAAGCTCCGCGGGTCGTTCACGGAGCAGGCGAGCATCCTGCAGACCGCGACCGGCGCCCCGTACATGCTGCGGTCCGAGGCCCGCAGCAAGCTGAACCTGCCGCACGTGGACGGCACGGACGAGCTGGTGACCCCGCTCAACGTCCTGGTCGGCGGCCTGGCGTCGCCGACGGACACGGCCCCGCCGCCCGCCCTCCCAAAAGGTCAGGGCCGCCCGGGATGAAATCCGGCGGGCGGCCGGAAGACCTCGGCACGTTCGCTGCCGAGCGGGACGCCTACACCACGGCGCTCACCGCCTGGGCGCAGAAGCAGGCCGACGGACTGCTGTCGGCGGCCGGCGCGAAGGCGGACGGGCCGCCCGACTTCTACGACCTGTGGGCCGCTCAGTCGCCGGAGCGCCAGGCCCAACTCGCTGCCCTCATGCAGGGGTACGGGTTCCGGCTGGCGCAGATCGGGGCGTGGGACGTCCTCGGTCTGTGGAACCCAGAGGCGGACGGCTGGGACCCTGCGGTCATGGAGGCCTGGCTCGCGAAAGCGGCCGAGTCGCACGCCACCCAGTACGAGCAGGCGGCGTACACCGCGGCGACGTCGGCCGTCGCCGACGAGGGCGACTGGCGCGACAACCTCACGACCGGGCTGGCGTCCTGGGTGACGGCGGCCGCGGTGCGGTCGGTCACCGCCGCCACCGAGGCCCGGTCCTTCGGCGGCCACGACGCGGCCGGGGCGTCCGGCCTGACCCACAAAGTGTGGCGCACCGGGGGCAAAAACCCGCGCGCCTCGCACGTGCGCCTGGGCGGCGACTCCGTCCCGCTCGGGACGACGTTCGCCAACGGGCTGCGCTGGCCCGGCGACTCGAACGGTGACGCGGCCGAGACCGCGAACTGCAACTGCCGCTTGGACTATGAGAGGGGGGTCTGACGTGCCCCGTACGAAGGAATGCCGGGCGAAGATCAAGGCCGTCGGGTCCGCCGACGGGCTCAAGGACGGGCAGTTCCGGGCGCTCGTCTCGGTGTTCGGCAACGAGGACAGCATGGGCGACGTCATCGCCCCCGGCGCTTTCGCCCAGGTCCTCGCCGAGTGGAAGGCGAGCGGCGACCCGATCCCCGTGGTCTGGGCGCACAAGTGGGGCGACCCGTTCGCGCACATCGGGGTCGTCCTGGAGGCGACGGAGACGGCGGCCGGCCTGGAGGTCCTCGCGCAGATCGAGGACATGGACACCAACGCGACGGCGAAGCACGTGCACGGCCTCCTCAAGGGCCGCCGCATCAAGCAGTTCTCCTTCGCGTACGACGTCGGCGAGGGTGGCTGGGTACAGACCGACGACCTGGCCGCGCATCCGTGGGGCGAGTTCTACGAGATCAAGCGGTTCTCCGGCCTGTTCGAGGTCGGGCCGTGCCTGGTCGGCGCGAACCAGCAGACCGACCTGATCGCGGCGAAGGCCCGCGACCTCGCCCACACGGCGAAGGCCGGCCGCGTCCTGTCGCAGGCGAACTTCGACGCGCTGTCCTCGGCGCACACCTCGATCGGCGAGGTCCTCGCCGCCGCCACCCCGGAGAAGAACCGGACCGAGACTTCCCCGCCCGCGCCCGCGGCCGGGGCCACACCCGAGCAGGAGACCGGCCAGCAGCCGCTCGAGGAGACCGCCGCCGCCGACGAGGCCGCCGCGAAGTCGCCCGAGCTCACGCCCGCCCAGGTGTCCGCATGGGTCACCACGCAGGAACTGATGACCATGAGGAGCACAGGATGACGCTGCGCGAGAAGCTGCAGGCGCTGCTGAAGGAGGCGGCGGAGATCGTCGCCAAGGCCAAGGAGGGAGAGGGCCGGGAGTTCACCGAGGAAGAGGTGACCCGGATCAACGAGATCAAGTCCGAGACCGACGAGCTGCAGGAGAAGGTCAAGGCGGCCGATGCCGCGCAGGCCGCCGCTGCGGCGATGGCGGGCAAGGCCGCCGACCGCCCGGCGCCGAAGCTGTCGGGGGTCAAGGACCGCCAGGAGGACGGCGACGCCACCACGCTCGGCGGCCAGTTCGTGAAGTCGGCCCTGTATGAGGAGTTCCGCAAGCAGCACCCGTCCGGGCTCGGCGAGGGCTCGGCGGTCAGCATCGGCCGGACCCGCGTCGGTTCGCTGAAGGAGTGGATGGCCGGCCGCAAGGCGACGTCGGCCCCGCTGCAGGTCGGCCTCGGGCACGTCGCCCCGGTCCGGATGCCGATGGTCGACCAGGTCGACCGCGACAACCTGACCATCCTGGACCTGATCAGCCGCGGTGAGTCCGACGGGCCGTTCGAGTACCTGCAGGTCACCGGAGTCACCCGCAACGCGGCCGTCGTCCAGGACGAGATCCTGCCCGGCGACCCGGACACCGCCCTCAAGCCGACCAGCACCATCCAGACCGAGCTGGCCGACGCCAAGCCCTACACCTACGCCGACGGCTACGACGTCACCAACGCCCTGCTGTCCAACGCCCCGGCGCTCGCCTCCTACATGGACAACGAACTGGAGTACTCGCTGGACTGGGTCGTCGAGGACATGCTCCTGAACGGCACCGGGACCAACGGTCAGCCCAAGGGTCTCCTGCACACCACCGGAGTGCAGGAACTCACCTACACCCCGGGCACGGACGCCATGGCCCAGGTCAAGGCGATCCGGCAGGCGATCACGAAAATCACCACGCTGCCCGGCGGGAACGTCACCGCCGCGCTCATGTCGCCCGAGGACGACGAGGCGTGGGACCTGATGCAGGACGCGAACGACCGCTTCTTCGGCCAGGGCCCCTTCGGCCAGGGCCCGAACACCTCCTGGGGGCGTGCGCGTGCGCTGTCGCAGCGCCTGGCCCCGGGAACGGTCATCCTCGGCGACTGGCGGCAGATGGCCCTCCTGGACGTGGAGGGCCTGTCGATCCTGGCGTTCAACCAGCACAAGGACTACGCGCAGCGCAACCTCGTCTACGTGCGGGCCGAGCTGCGCGCCATGCAGGTCATCTGGAAGCCGAACCGGCTGATCGTCGTCAAGCCGGTCGAGACCCCGTAAGGAGCACGGCATGCCCGAGCACAAGATGATCACCATCGACGGGATCCGGGTCCGGTCGGACGACGCGGCCCGCTACCGGGCCCGCACGGCCCCGGCCGCGGGCGGGCAGGCGCCCCCGCTCACGCAGGCACAGGCGGACCCGCGCACGCAGGAGAAGGGCGAGGACCCCGAGGACGGCGGCGGGTTCGACCCGGCGGAGCACACCGTGCTCCAGGTGATCGCGCACCTGGCGGAGGCCGACGAGGACGAGACCGCCCGGGTCCTGGACGCCGAGGCCTCCGGCGAGAAGCGCAAGGGCCTGCTGGAACGCCGGGACGAGTTCCTGGCCGAGGCCCGGCAGCGGGCGGGCGGTCCCGGTGGCGGCGGCTGAGTTCCTCGCCGAACCGGCCGAGCTCGCCACGTTCCTCGGTCTGCCGGCCGACGACGTGCGGCTGCTGGCCGCGCTGCGGGCCGCCACCCGGCGGTTCCGCGGCGCGGTCCGCCACCCCGTATCCCTCGTCACCGAGGACACCGCCTACCTGGACGGCACGGGGCGGGCGGAGCTCCACCTCCCGGCGGCGCCCGTCGTGCAGCTGCACAGCGTCCACGTGGACGGGGTGGAGCTGACCGGGGTACGGGCGAAGCGGCGGGCCGGGGTGCTGCTGCACCCGTCCGGGTGCTGGCCCGCCTGGTCGGAGGTGGCCGTCGCCTACGACCACGGGCACGACCCGGTCCCGGACGAGGTCGCCGAGGCGGTCATCGACCAGGCGCGGGCGATCTACCGCCTGGACCCGGCGATCCAGCAGATCACCACCGGCACCGAATCCGTGTCGTTCGCGGCGACGGCGGCGGTCGGGATCACCTCGCAGTGGCAGGCCGCCGTGGAGGCGCACCGCCTGAACCGGGGCGACGAGGCATGACGATCGACAACCCGCTGCGGCGGGACACCGTGACCGTCATCGACCGGGTCCTGGTCGGCGAGGACGACCGCGGGCAGGACGTCTACGAGGACCAGGAGCGCGACGTCCCCCACTGCAACATGCAGATCGTCAACTCCATCGAGGCGACCGACAACCGGGTCCAGGTCGTCACCCGGTGGCGTCTCGCCGGACCCCCGGACATGGCCCTCACAGCCCTGTCCAAGGTCCGGCACAAGGGGACGCTGTACGAGGTCGACGGGGAGCCCGGCGTCCACGGCTCGTACGGCGGGCTGATGGATCACACCGAAGCATTCCTGAAGGTGGTGACTGGCTGATGGGTATTCGTTTCGAGTTCGACCCCCGGGCGCTTCCGGAGATCATGCGGTCGGCGCCGGTGCGCAAGGCGCTCAAGGCCGAGGCCGACCGGATCGCACCGGTGGCCCGGTCCATCGCCCGGTCCGAGGGGCTGGAGGAGTTCGCCGACTCGATCGAGGTGGTGGAGGAGATTCGCCCGCGGGGCCGGCCGACCGCGGCCGTCGTCGCGGACCGGGAGGACGCCACCGACAACGAGTACGGCACCAGCTCCACCCCGCGCCGCCGGATCCTCGGCCGCGCCGCCCACACCCGTATCGACGGGATCTCCTGATGCCCGGCGACGGGCTGTGGGCGGATGTCGAGCTCCTCGTCATGACCGGGCTGCGGCCGCTGCTGCCCGGGGTGAGGGTCGTCGACGAGCTCCCCGACCGGCTCGAGACCCGCGTCCCGCTCGTCCAGGTCCTCGTCGTCGGTGGTGCTGACGACCGGGTCACCGACGACGCGACGGTCGACGTCGCCGCGTTCGCCGCGACGCGGGCGGCGGCGTGGGAGCTGGCCGAGCAGACTCGCCGGGCGATGCACGCCTTGGCCGCCACCCACAACCCGGGCCAGAAGGCCGTCATCGACGACGTGACCACCTCCCAGCGCCCGGCGATCGTCCCGTACGGAAACCCGGCGGTACGTCGCGCAGTGGCCACCTACACGGTGTCCGCCCGCGCCCGCGCGGCCACCTGAGCGCACACCATCCATCCCCGGCCCCGCCGCATGCGCGGGGCCTTCGTCATGAAAGGGGGCGGCATGGTCGCCGCCGACTTCACCCAGATTGCGGAGCTGCGCCAGGCGCTGATCCGCAAGGCTCTGCGTTACGCCGTATTTGCCGCCGACACCACGGCCGACCTGGTGACCGCACCGTTCGACGCCGAGGGCATCCTGCAGGAGCTGCCCGCCGGATACGTGCCGGTCGGGTACACCACCACCGACGGCGTCACGTTCTCCGGGGACCTGTCCACCAGCGATGTGCAGTCCGGCCAGTCGTCCTCCCCGACGCGGTCCGACGTCGAGTCGGACACCGTGACCGCCCAGTGGGTCCCGCAGGAGACGAACGCTGCGGCGGTCGCCCTCTACGAGAACCTGCCGCTGGCCGGGGCCGGTTCGCTGCCGGACCTCGGGTCGGCGACGTGGACCTGGTCCAGGCCCAAGACCCCGCCGACGCTCTACCGGCGTCTGGTGTTCATCGCCGAGGACCTCAACAAGGACACCGGCCAGCCGCTGTACATCGTCCGCCACTTCCCCAGCGCTCTGCGCTCGGGCCGGGAGGACGAGCAGTGGACCCGTACGGCGGAGATCGCCCGCGGCGTCACCTACCAGGCGTACATCGACGACGCCGCCGGCACGGACTCCATCACGTGGATCGACGGGCCGGGCTGGCGCGACTACGCCCCGCCGGTCGGCCCCTGATGACTGGTCCGGCCCGCAAACCGGCACCGCGGCGGCGGCCAGGGGTGAGCCCTGCCGCCGCGGTGCCTCCACCGGCTCACCCACCGGCCCCCCAGAAACGAGAGAGCACAACCATGAGCAAGCCCAACCGCAAGCGCTACCGCCTCTCCGAGGTCCGCCAGCAGTTCACTGACGCCGTGGGCGGCGAGACCGTGGAGTTCGAGACCGACGCGGGGGACGTCCTGACGTTCCCGCACCCGCTGTTCACGGACGAGGAGTGGGACCAGAAGGTCGACAACGCGGAGACCGCCCACGACAAGGCGGTGGCGATCCTCGGCGACGAGCAGTACGAGAAGTACAAGGCGGCCGGGCACGGTGACGGCGATATTGCGTTGCTGATGATGGCCGTGCAGCAGGATATGCAGGGCCAGGTCAAGAAGCGCCCTACACGGTCCTAGACGTCCTCGGGCACCACCCCGAGGCCGTCGAGGCCGACCTCCTCCACCACTACGCCCCGCGCGACCCGATCGCCGAGTTCTGGCGGGGGGACATCAGCCTGCGCCAGCTGCGCGTGATGGTGGAGGGCCTGCCCCCGAACGGGGCGCTGGCCCGTCGGCTGGCCGGACACCACTGGGAACACAGCGACTTCATGCTGGCCGACGTGCTCGATGCGGTCGGCCAGCTGGTGACCGACTTCCGCAACGCCAACAAGGCGGAGAAGGCACCGGTGCAGCCGTACCCGGAGAAGGTATGGCGGCCGGAGAAGCCCGGCGCTGCGAAGAAGCGGAAGAAGAAGGCGGCCCGCGAGGCGGCCGAGGGACGCGCCGGCTATCGGCGGATCGTCTCGCTGGCGACACCGAGGTACTCAGAGATGGGGTGAGCCATGCCCCGCGCGGGTGCCGTATGGGTCGACGTCCTGCCGAACATGAGCAGGTTCGGGCAGCAGCTGGACCGGGAGATCGGGGAGCCGGTCGCCCGGGCCAGCAACGCAGCCGGGCAGGCCGGTGGCGAGGGCCTCATGTCCGGCATGAAGGGCAAGGTCCTCGCCGGGGCGGCCGTCGTCGGTGTCGCCGCCGGGGCCGTCCTGATGCAGGGCATCACCGAGGCCGTCGACAAGCAGAAGGCCACCGGGAAGCTCAAGGCCCAGCTGGACCTGTCCGCCGCCGACGCGAAGAAGGCGGGGGCGGCGGCCGGGAAGCTCTACGGGTCCACGGTCACCGAGAGCGTGGACGAGGCGGCGGCCGCCGTGCGGGCCACGATGTCCGCCGGCCTCGCCCCGCCCAAGGCCACTACCAAGCAGCTCGCGCAGATCAGCACCAAGGTCCAGGACCTGCAGACGCTGTTCGAAGTCGACCTGGGTCAGGCCGCCAACGCCGCCGGACAGGCCGTGAAAACCGGGTTGGCGAAGAACGCCAACGAGGCCCTGGACATCATGTACCGCGGTTTCCAGATCATGGGCCCGAGGGCCGATGACCTGGCCGACACGTTCAACGAGTATTCGACGATCTTCAGGTCGCTCGGCCTGGACATGAAGACCGTCACCGGCCTGTTCTCCCAGGGCATGAAGGCCGGCGCCCGCGACACCGACGTCGTCGCCGACGCCCTGAAAGAGTTCCAGATCCGCACGACGGACGGGTCCAAGGCCTCGGCCGAGGGGTTCGAGCTCCTCGGCATGTCCGCGAAGAAGTCCACGGCCATGTTCGCGGCGGGCGGGGCCGGGGCGGCCAAGGGCCTGCAGACCGTCCTGGACAAGCTCCGCGCGATGAAGGACCCCGTCGACCGCAACGCGGCGAGCGTGGCCCTCTTCGGCACGAAGAGCGAGGATCTCGGGCAGGCCCTCTACGCCTTGGACCCGTCCAAGGCGGTGGCCGACCTGGGGAAGGTCGGCGGCGCGGCGAAGCGGGCCGGGGACGACCTCCGCAACAACGCCCAGGCCAAGTTCGAGGCGTTCAAGCGCCGCGGCCTCATGTTCCTGGGCGACGTCACGGCGAAGTACGTCCTGCCGCGCCTGGAGGACTTCATCGGGTTCATCGACCGGGAGGCCGTCCCGACCATCAAGGCGATCACGGGCGGGTTCCAGGCCGGGGTCGGCTGGGTCAAGGAGTACGGGGCGTGGTTCGCGCCGCTCGCGATCGCCATCGGCGGAGTCACCCTCGCCATGACCGCGAGCTCCATCGCGACCGGCATCACCATCGGGGTGATGTCCGCCTACTCGCTGATGTCACGCGGCATCATCGCCGTGACGCGCGGGTGGGCGGCCGCCCAGGCGCTCCTCAACGGCGTCCTGGCCCTCAACCCGATCACGCTCATCGTCATCGGCGTGGTGGCCCTCGGGGCCGCCCTCGTCGTCGCGTACAAGAAGAGCGAGACGTTCCGCAACATCGTCAACGCGACCTGGTCGGGCATCAAGGCCGGGTGGGACATCGTGTGGAACCAGGGCCTCAAGCCGGGTTTCCAGGGGTTCATGACCGGGCTGAGCGCGATCGGCACCGCCGCGATGTGGCTGTGGGACAACGCCCTGTCGCCCGCGTTCTCCGCGATCGACACCGGGGTCCGGATCCTCGCCACGATCATCACCATCGCCCTGGTCGTGCCCGTGGTCTACGGGTTCCGCGCCATGGGCGCGGTGGGCAGCTGGCTGTGGGACAACGCGCTGGGGCCCGCGTTCCGGGCGATCGGGGCCGGTGCCCTGTGGCTCTACAACAACGCCATCAAGCCCGTCGGGTCCGCAGCCGTGACGACCTTCAAGGGGCTCGGGGCGGTCGGGACATGGCTGTGGAAGAACGCCCTGCTGCCCGCGTTCCAGGGCATCGGATCGGCCGCCACGTGGCTCTACCAGAAGGGAATCAAGCCGCCCATCGACGCCGGGGCGACGACCCTGCGACTGCTCGGCGCGGCCGGGAAGTGGCTGTGGAAGGACGCCATCAGCCCGGCGTTCCAGTCCATCGGGGCCGGGGCGACGTGGCTGTACGACAAGGGCATCAAGCCGCCCATCGACCGGGCGAAGGCCCTGGCGAAGTCGTTGGGCGAGGCCTACCAGACCGGGGCGAACGCGGTAGGCAAGGCCTTCGACTCCATGAAGGAGAAGGCGAAAAGGCCCGTCGAGTACGTCATCGACGTGGTGTACAACAAGGGCATCCGCGGCGTCTGGAACGAAGTGGCTGGCGTCTTCGGCGCGCCGAAGCTGGACGCTTTCAAGGGGTTCGCGCGCGGCGGTGTGCTCGCCGGGCAGTCGTCCTACCGGCAGGGTGACGACCAGCTCGTCCCGCTCCGCCGTGGCGAGGGCATCGCCGTGTCCGAGGCGATGCGCGACCCGTACGAGCGCAAGCGCCTCCTGGCCGTCAACGCCGCGGCGATGCACGGCCGGTCGCTCGCACCGTTCCAAGGCGGCGAGGGGTTCGCGCGCGGCGGGATCTTCGACTGGGTGAAGGGCGCGGCCAGCAAGGGTGTCGACCTCGCCAAGTCCGGTGTCGGCTGGCTCAAGGACGGCATGAAGGCCTCGGCGGTCGCCGGGCTCAACGCCGTCGTGAAACCGCTCCTCAACAAGATCAGCGGCAGCGCGAGCCTGTACCGGGACATGATCCGCGGTATCCCGGAGCGGATGGTCAAGGAGATCGTCGGCTATTCCGGCAAGGCGGACAGCAAGCTCGAGGCGGCCGGTATCGGCGGCAAGGGTTTCAAGTCCGGGCTGTCCTGGGCGCGTACGCAGAATGGCCTGCCGTACCAGTGGGGCGGCAACGGAAACCCCAGCTGGGACTGCTCCGGGTTCATGTCGGCGATCGAGTCCGTCATCCGTGGGCAGAGCCCGCACCGGCGTTGGGCGACCGGGGCGTTCTCCGGGGCCACCGCCCCGTCCGGGTGGGTCCTCAACGCCCGCTCCCCGTTCCAAATCGGGATCACGAACAGCGGCGTTGGGCACACCGCGGGCACGATCAACGGGGTCAACGTGGAGAGCAGGGGCGGGGACGGTGTGATCGTCGGCCCCCGGGCCCGGTCCTACAAGTCCAGCCTGTTCACCCACCGGTACGGCCTGAAGGTGAAGGGCTACGCGGCCGGCGGCCGGCCACGGCGGGGAGAGATCGGGTGGGTCGGCGAGGACGGCCCCGAACTGCGCGTGTTCGACGGCAACAGCCAGATCATCGACCACGCCACGTCCATGGGCATCGCCGCCCAGGTCGGTGCGGGCAGGGTCGCGGGCATGACCCGACCCCTGGCCTCCCAGGCCCCGGCAACACCACGGGGCCGCACCGTGGTCACGGCCCCGCGCGGGCAGGGACCGCAGGACCGGGCGGGCGGGGACACGTACAACTTCTATCCCCGCACCTTGGACATGACCACCGCCGACCTGGACGCGCTGCAGCGCCGCAGGGACGCACTGGACCGGGTGGGGAGGCCACAGTAGATGCCCCTGATCACAGCGCCGGTCGTCGATCCGCCGGATCCCGGCACGCCGGGCGGCGGGGGAACACCGATCCCGCTGCCCGAGGTGGGCAACGCCACCGCGTTCTACACCGATCCGACCGGGACGGTGTGGCCGCTGTCGCAGTCGTCCGCCGGCTGGTTCACCCTCGCCGAGGGGGTGTCCGGGCTGGGGGCCGCCTCCTACACCCTCACCACCGACGCACAGCCGAGAGGAGGAGCACGGCTGCGGCACGCCCAGCCGCAGCCCCGCACGATCATCTGGCCCCTGTACGTCTACGGGGACACCCACCTGCAGTACCTGGAGCGGTGGCGGCAGCTGTCCACGGCGTTCACGCGGACGCTGCGACGGGGCCGGGACGGGCGCCGCACACCGGGGACGTTGACGATCGTCCGCCCGGACGGCACCAGCCGCAGCGTGGAGGTCTACTACCAGGCCGGGTTCGAGGGGCAGGGCAAACGCGGCTCCGGCATCATCTCCGACGCGGTGGCACTCGCCCTGTGGTGCGAGGACCCCTACTGGACGGCCGGGGTGCCCGTCCCGGTGCACCGGGAGACCGGGGAACTGTCCGATTTCCTGGACCCGTTCCCATCGGTTTCCTCCTCGCAGGTCCTGGGAGACACCACGGTGGACAACCCCGGGGACGCGGTGGTCTGGCCGACCTGGACGATCACCGGCCCCGCCTCCCTGATCACGTTCACGAACGAGACGACGGGCGAGGCGTTCGCCCTGGACCCGGCGGAGGTCGGGCACGGGGCCCTCGCCCCGGGCGAACGGGTCACGGTGCGGACCGACCCGGCGCAGGTCCGTTTTCAGGACGGTTCCCCGGACGGGGTGAACTGGTCGGCTGCGCTGAACTGGCCCGACGCGGTCCTGTGGGGTCTGGAGCCCGGCCTCAACGAGGTGAGTTTCCAACTCGACGGCAGCGGCCCCGGGTCCGCGGTCGACCTCCTGTTCTACCCCCGGCACGAGACAGCATGAGGAAGGGGGCGGGCGGTGGCGATCGAGCTCCTGGTCACGAACAGTGCCCTGGTCGTCCAGGGTGACCCGCTCGCCGGGTGGCGGGCCCTGACGGCAGAGCAGCGGTACAACGAGCCCGGGTCCGGGTCGGTGACGCTGACCGCGTATCCGGAGGTGATGGCGCAGCTGCAGCCCGGCAACCGCCTCATGGTCATCCGCGACCGGACCGTATGGATGGCGGGGCCGCTGGAGATCCCGCAGGACTATGAGTGGGACCTCGGGGCGGCCGCCGATCCGGGTGAGGTCACCGTGAGTTTCAGCGATGATCTGGCCCGGGTCGCCGGGTACCTCACCTATCCGGAGCCCGCGAAGACGTGGGCGAACCAGACCACCACCACCGATGTGGTCCGCCGGCTGATCGGGACCAGCGAGACGATCATCCGGACCCTGGTCAATGAGAACTGCGGACCGGGCGCGCTCGCGGCGCGGCGTATCCCGCAGCTGGCCCTCGACACGGCGGCCGGGGTCGGTTTCGGCCGCACGCTGTCCACCCGGATGGAGCCGCTGCTGGACGCCTGCCGCAAGGTCGCCGTGCCGACAGGTGTGGGGTTCCGGACCCGGCAGGTCGGCACGCAGATTCTCTTCGGGGTCTACGCGCCCCGTGACCTGTCCGGCAGCGCCCGTTTCAGTACCGGCCTCGGCAACCTGCGCAAGGTCAGGTTTTCGCTGTCGGCGCCCACCGCGACGTCGGAGCTCGTCATGGGCGGCGAGGACCCGGCCCAGCAGGTCGGGGCCGGAGAGCCCGCCAACACCCGGGCGTATGTCGAGGTGACGTCGGGGGCGCAGGCCTCCTGGTACCGGGTGGAGAAACTCGTCCAGTCCAGCGGAAAGTCCGACGCCGACGGGGAGCTGACGCAGGACGGCGTCCTGGCCCTCGGTAACGACAACCCGCAGGCCTCGCTGTCGACGGAGACCGTCGATACCGAGGACCTGCAGGCCGGCCGCGACTACGGCCTGGGCGACAAGGTGTCCGTCGTGCTGCCGACCGGGCTCACCGTCATGGACATCGTCCGCCGCATCACGCTGTCCGCCGAGGCCCCGGACACCGGCGAGAAAGTGACGGCCGTGATCGGCAACGGCGACACCACGACCAGCGCATCGCTGGTCGGCACCGTGCGCCAGCTGGCGTACCGGCTCGGACAGATAGAGAGCAGGGGGTAACCAGTGGCTCAAGCATCGTGGCCGAGCCCGGCCCACAACAACCGTGCCGTAACCGACGCCGAATACGAGCACATGGCCGCCCGGTTCAGCGACAACGGCGTCTACGGCGACCCGACCGATACACCGGTCGTGTCGGCCGGTATCGGGCTCAGCGTGGACATCCGCCCGAACGTGGACGCCTCCGTGCGCGGCCACGCCTGGACCTCGGGCACCTCCACCGTGACCCTGGCCGTGGCGGCCAACCCGTCCGGGTCGACCCGCACCGACCGGGCCATCCTCCGCCTGGACCGATCCGACTGGACGGTCCGCGCCGTCATCAAGCAGGGCACACCCGGTTCCGGGGTGCCGACGCTGACCCAGCAGACCAGCGACACCGGCGTCTACGAGATCCTCCTGGCGAACATCACCGTGCTGGCCGGGGCGACATCGGTCACCGTCACCCGCGGCGAGCGGTACGTGGGCACCCGGATCCGGCCCTGCACCAGCACCTCACTCACCGACCCGAACCCGGTCCTGGGCGAACTGCGCTGGGAGACGGACACGGGCCGGCTGCGCCTGTACGACGGAACGTCGCTCAGGACCATCTACGAGTCCAGCCCCGCGGAAATCTCACTGGGCGCCGGGTTCTCCTCATGGATCGACGAGGGCCAGGCCGTCGGCCAGCGCAGCGGCAACGTCGTCTCGCTGCGGATCAGCAAACGGCGGGTCGGGTCGACGTTCAACGCCACCGACCCGGACGGTTCCAAGCTCGCGACCGTGCCGTCCTCGCTGCGCAACACCAGCCGTAACCAGTACTTCGCCTGCACCTTCTCCAACGGAGTGACGGGCCGGGTCGAGCTGCGCGGCGACGGCGGGATGTGGGTGCGGATGCTGTCCGGCAACGTCACCGTCGGACATACGGTCTCGCTGACCATGACCTACCTACTGAACTAGGAGCGCACCGTGGCACGTTACGAGTTCGGGGCGGGCATCGCCGACTTCGTGGTGGCCCCGATCGACGGCCAGTGGACGGTCGCCGCTCTCGCCCCTGTCACCTTCTGGAATGCCGCCGAGGACGGCACCCAGTACACCGACCTGCTGGACCAGTCCACCGCCCCGACCACGGCCGTCACGTCCGACGAGTTCGGGGCACTGCCGACGTTCTGGGGGCCCGACGGCGTCACCGGCATGTGGGCCGACGCCGGCGGAACCAGGCGCGCATGGGTCGAGGCCCGCGGGGCCGCGGCGGGTGGCGGGATCGGCGAATACACCACAACGAAGGGGCTCGTGGTCCCGGCCCCGGCGGGTCCGGTGTCCTACGTGATCTGGCGCGCCCCCCACGCCTGCACCGTCACTGCGGTGCACGGGTACCGGGAGGGTGGCACCGGCGCCACCATCAACGCCACCGCGGGCGGGCTCGATCTCCTGGAGGTCGACCTGTCGCTGTCCACCGCAGACACCTGGCTGACCGGGCCCGCCGTGCAGAACGAGGCGCTTGCGGCCGGGGACAGCCTGGCACTCGCCGTACGGACCGCGGCCGGGGCACCGGCGGCCGTCACCATTCTGATCGACATACAGGGGCTCGGATGACACCACTGATCACGCTCGACTCCCGCAGCGCGCACCGGCCGCCACCGCCCCGCCCGCTGACCACGGAGACTGTGCTGGGCACGCCGGAGCTGCTGCGCGTGTACGACGCGGACGGGCTCCTGGCGACGCTCACCACCGGGGCGCGCACCGTCGCCATGCGCGGCCCTGTCCGGACGTTCACCGAGCAGAAGCGGCCCTACCGCGACACGTTCGACCGGACGCGGACGGGTGGCTGGGGGTCCTCCGGCGGGGGCGGCACCTGGTCCAACGCGAACGGGTCCAGCACCGACTACTCGGTGGCCGGCGGCGTCGGCATCATCAGCATGAGCGCCGCCAACTCCTCCCGGCACACCTCCGTCATCGACAACCTGACCGACCTTGACGCCCGCCTGTCCTGGTCCCTGACCGTCATGCCCACCGGCAACGCCTCTTCGCTCGGCCTGTCGTTCGCGTACACCGGCGTCAACAGCCAGTACCGGGCACGCCTGTCCGTGCTCACCACGGGCACGGTGCAGCTCATCCTCGAGCGCGAGTCCGGAGGCAGCACCACCACCATCGGGGCGCTCACCACGGTCGGCAGCGGCTACGCCGTGGGCGACGTCTGGCACATCCGCGCCCAGCGCTCCGGCACGACCCTGCGCTGCAAGGCCTGGAAGGACGGCACCGCCGAACCGTCCACGTGGGTGCACGAGGTGACGGACGCGACGCTGGGGGCCGGCCGGATCGGGGTCCGCGGCCTCGCCTCCACCGGCAGCACCGCCGTGCCGTTCGATTTCCGGGTGCACGACGTCCAGCTGTACTCCGGGACCTGGCCCGCCCCGCCCGTCATCACCCACGACACGTGGGTGCGGCTCCTGCCCGCCGCGTTCGACGGGCGGTGGACACCCGCCCTTGAGGCCCAGGTGCGCGCCTGGGCGTACGACACCACACCCGACGCGCTGGCCTACGCGATGATGTACGTCACCGGCGCCCCGGCCGTCACCGACCCGGCCCTGGCCGGAGCGCAGATCGCCGGGCAGTCCCGGTACGGCCCGCTCAGCTCCTCCGGAGTGCCGATCGAGGGCGCCGACTTCCACGACTACATGGGCGTCGACTGGGCATTCGTCAGCGGCGAGACCCGCCCCGCCGACCCGGCCGAGCTGCACTGCATGGACTGCTCCGGATACGTGCGGATGGTGTGGGGCTACCACATGGGCCTCCCCATGGTCCGCACCAAGGGCATCGACGGCAGCACCCTGCCGCGCATCACGAAGGACATCGGGCCGTCGGGCCCGGGCGTCATCGTCGCCCAGGCCGTCGGCACCGCCCCGCCGCTCACCAACCTGCAGCCCGGCGACGTCCCGCATTTCGACGCCGACTCCGGCGACGCCGTGACCGGGCAGCTCGACCACAACGGCATCTACCTCGGTCTCGACCAGGACGGCCACCCCCGGTTCGTCAACAGCCGCAAGACCCCGCAAGGGCCGACGTTCGGCGACCTCGGTGGGTCGTCCACCCTCGACGGCACCGGCACCTACGCCAACACCCTGCGCCTCATCCGCCGCTTCTGACCCGCTCACCCACCCCGCCCCGCGCCGCCAGGCCCGGGGCATCGTCACGTCTGGAGGCCTGATGGCCTGGTACCCCGGTGCCAAGAAGATGGAGCTGCAACCGGAGTCGGACGCCCAACCGGCGATCCGGCCGACGCAGCTCATCGTCCACAGCATCGTCGCGAACTGGACCGCGCGCCGCACCTACGAGTTCTGGCGCGACTCCACCAACCTCGAAAGCCACTTCGGGATCGGGTACGGGAAGGGCGACATCGCCCAGTACATCGGCACCGAGACCCGCGCCGACGCCAACGCCGGCGCGAACCGGCGGTCGGACGGCACCGGGGCGATCTCCGTGGAGACCGCCTCCAACTCCACGGCGACGGACCCGTGGAACGCCTCGCAGGTTGAGGAACTGATCGAGCTCGGAGTGTGGGCACATCGCACCCACAACATCCCGCTGCGGATCTGCCGCACGCACAGCGACCCCGGGTTCGGCTACCACAGCATGTTCCCGCAGTGGTCGACGTCGGGCACCGCGTGCCCGGGGAAGGCGCGCATCGCCCAGTTCAAGAGCGTGGTGTTCCCCGCGATCGTCGCCCGCGCCACCGGCAAGACCAACCCACCGAAGGAGACACCCGTGGCCCTGTCCACTGACGACGTCAAGAAGATCTGGACCACCGACGGCATCCTTGCGTCGCCGTCCACCGCCGCGAAGGGCAATCCGCACTGGACCGCTGAGTCCTACATCAAGGACATCCACGTTCGGATCCGGCACGCGCAGGCCGAGCTGGCCGCCACCCACGCCACGGTCCGCACTCTCGCCGAGGCTCTCGCCTCGCGGGACGACGCGGTCGACGTGGACAACCTGATCGAACGGATCGAGTCCGCACTGCGAGGCGTCACCGTGCGCCTGGAAACGGAGTAGCCATGCCTCAGCACAGTGACGGCAGCAGGCCGCTGCGCCACCCCGGCACCGAGCACCTGCTCCGGTACTTCGAGTACGGGCACCTGCCCGCCCACCTCCAGGCGGTGAGCAAGCCGTGCGGCGACCTCGCCCAGGAGCTCGTCGCCGTACTGCCCGACGGGCCCGAGCTGTCCGCCGGGCTCCGCAAGCTCCTGGAGGCGAAGGACTGCTTCGTCCGCGCCGCTCTCGACACCACCCCGGAGAACTGACCATGAAGATCAGCAGCTTCGCCAAGGCCGTCGTCGCCGGTCTCGCTGCCGGCGCGACCGCGGCCGCCACCGCCGTGCAGGACGGCGTCTTCACCACCGGGGAGACGGTCACCACGGTGCTCGCCGTCCTCGGCGCGCTCGGCATCACCTACGCCGTGCCCAACCGCCCGGCCGCCGGGAGTGACCGGGTCACCCCCGGCCGCGGCATCTGACCAACCCTCGCACCAGGAGGCATGCACGTGGACGCTGCGACGCTCGCCGCCGTCGGGACCATCGTCGTCGGGCTCGCAGCGGCCGCGGCCGCTCTGATCGGACAGCGCACCAACGCGAGGGCCACCCATCAGGGCGCGGTCATGACCGGGTACGGCGGCCTGGTCGACAACCTCCAGGAAGAGCGCGACAACCTGCGCACCGAACGGGACGCGCTGCGCGCCGAGCTCACCGCCGCGTACGCCGAGCTGGCCTCGGAGCGTGCGGACCGCGCTGCGATCCAGGCCCAGATTGCTCAACTCACCGCCGAGATTGCCGACCGCGACCGACAGATCGCCGCCCTAGGAGGACCGCCCAGTGCCCCGTCGACATCGCCCTGATGGGATCCTGGCCCGCCGCTGGCGGTCGCTCGCCGTCACCGCGGTCCTCGCCGTGCTGTCCGGCGCGATCGTCCTGGTCTGGTTGCGTATCGACGCCGAAGCGCAGCGCACCGCGAACGTTGCGGCCGAGGCGGACCGGCGTGGGGACGCCGTGTCCACGCTCGCAGGAGACGTACGGAGGCTCCGTGCGCAGATCACGGCCGAGGGCGGCACGCCCGCCGCACCGGATCCGGCGGCGGCGGTCGATGACCTTCCCGACCGGGTGGAGGTCCCGGTGCCGATCCCCGGCCCGCCCGGGGCGCGCGGGCAGAAGGGCGAGGCCGGCGCGCCCGGCGAGGACGGGCAGGACGGGGAGCCCGGGGCGGACGGCGCGCCCGGCCCTGCCGTCACCGGTGTGCCTGGCCGCGATGGAGCGAACGGCGCCGACGGTGCCGACGGCGCGCAAGGCCCCCAAGGGGAGAAGGGCGAGAAGGGCGAGACCGGTGCGGAAGGGCCGAGAGGCCCTGCAGGCCCGCCCGGCCCGGCCTGCCCCGACGGGTACAGCCTCCAGCCACCGCCGGGTGATCCGGACGGGCTGATGTGCCGGCGGACCACCCCGACCGAGCCGACCGACCCGGCCAGCACGCCGAGCCCCCTCGCTCTCGCGCTCGATCCAACCCGCCGCCAGTACCCGTGACCACCCATGCCCCCACCGCTTCGGCGGTGGGGGGCATTTCTGCGTTTCGGAGTACCGTGGATGCAACCTTCTGGCGGGGGTCCAACATGAAGATCAGCATTGGCGACCGTATTCGGGCGCTCAGGGAATTTCGCGACATCACCCAGGATCAGCTAGCAGAGCGCGCCGGGGTGTCCGTCGACACCATCAGGAAGCTGGAGCAAGGCGTACGAGAGAGCGCGCGCATCAATACGCTGCGCGCCCTGGCCCGGGCGCTGGACGTCCAGCTCGAGCGCCTTGTAGGACAGCCCACCGTGACTCAGCAACTGACCGACGACGGCGGCCTCCTGGCGCTGCGCGATGCGATTCAGGACCCCGGCTCGCTGCCCGGCGTCCTGGGCGACGAGGACCTTGAGGACCCGCCGAGCCCGGCCGAGTGGGCAGAGCAGGTCCAGGCGGCTACGGAGACGTACTGGACCGGCGGCTACTCGAGCCTGGCCTCCACTCTCCCCGGACTGCTTCGTGACGGCCGCGCGACAGCGCGGCAGCACGACACCGAGGGTGTGTGGCGGGATCTCGCGCTTGCCTACCAGCTGGCCGCGTCTCTCTCCACCCAGTCCGGTCACCCCGACTGGGCGTACACCGCCGTTGAACGACAGCTGGCGGCAGCCGCCCGGGCGTCTGACCCACTGCTGGAGGGCATGGGCGTGTCCACCCTGTCGTGGGTGCTCCTGCGGCAGGGTCGATGGGAGCACGCGCGGTCGCTCGCCGAACGGAAAGCGGACGCGCTCGAGCCCCGCCGGCGCGGGGCGACGCCGGACGAGCTCGCTGTCTACGGCAACCTGCTGATTGCTGCTGCGACACCAGCCGCCCGGGCTGATCAGCACGACGACGCGCTGCAGCTGCTCACGCTGGCCGAGGGTGCAGCAGTGCAGTCCGGTCCGATCAGGGCGTACGGATCGGCGTTCAGCGTGGTCGACGTCCGCACCCAGAAGGTGAACGTGTCGCTTGCCGGGACGGAAGGCCGCCCGGCCGAGGCGCTGTCTGCCGCCCGGGAGGTCGACCTGGGGGCGATCAGCCGCCCAGTCCACTCAGCGTCCTACCGGGTGGACGTGGCACAGGCCATGTACCAGACCGGCGACAACGCGGGCGCGCTGGAGCTCCTCCTGGAGGTGGAGGCCGACCAGCCCGAATGGATCCGGGTGCAGGCCGGAGCTGCGGCGACGGTGCGGGAGATGCTCGAGGCCGAGCGACGGCGGAACTCCACGTTGCGCGGTCTGGCGTCGCGGCTCGGCGTCGACCCGGCCCTGTAGGTAGGACGTAGCGCCCTACCTAGGTGGGGTGGTGCCGCCTAGAGTGGTGGGGTTCGCCCCTGGGGTGTGATCGCGCAGGCACCTAGCGTGATCCCTAGAACAGGCGCGCCGGTCCCCCCGCCAGGATCGATCGGCGCGCCGCATCCCATCCCGCAGGGGGCGAGCATGAGCGCCGAGACCTTACAGATCGCACCGGGCGACGTGGCGTACAGGACGTACCTGGGCCACACCAGAACCTGCGCCGGATGCCGAGCAGGGGCACCTTGCACCACCGCCTCCAGCCTCGGCCGGGCGTGGCGTGAGGCCCGGCGCAACGGCGCCCCTGCGGGCCACACGGCCGCCATCCCTGGCGGTCCTGGACGAAGGGCAGACCGATGACCGACACCACCCCCCAGCAGGCCAGCGACGGCAAGCACGGCGGCGCCCCCTCGGACAAACCCTGGACGCCGGACCCGCAGCCCGCGCCGTCCCCCGACGGCAGCCGCCCGCAGTCGTACATCCCGCAGTCGTGAGCACGGCGCAGGAGACCGGCACGTACCCGGCCCTCGTCCAGGACCTCGCCGACCGTGGGCTGCTCGATGCTCGCTGGCGTCAGGTCTGGGAGGCCGTGCCCCGCAGCCAGTTCATCCCGCCGGACATCTGGCGTCAGCTCCCCGACCGGTGCGAGCCGGTGGTAGGGACGGACGACTGGCTGGCCCTGGTGAACAGCGACGAACCGGTCGTCACCCAGCTCGATGACGGAGCCGAGGGCGGACCGGGCACCGCCACTTGCTCGGCCTCGCAGCCGTCGATGGTGGCCCAGATGCTCGGCCTCCTCGGTATCGAGGACGGGCACCGGGTGCTGGAGATCGGCACAGGCACCGGGCACGTCGCCGCGCTGCTCAGCGAGCGGCTCGGCGACGAGCAGGTCCACAGCATCGAGGTGGACCCCGTCCTGGCCCAGCAGGCCGCCGAGCACCTCGCCGGGGCCGGGTACCACCCGCACCTCCACGTCGGGGACGGTGCGGAGCTGATCCCCGGCATGGGTCCGGTAGACCGGCTGATCGCCACGTGCGCGCTGCGGTACCTCCCGTACACGCTGCTCCGGCAGGTCCGGCCGGGCGGGGTCATCGTCACCCCGCTGGCCCGGGACTTCTGGTCAGGCGCCCTGGTCCAGCTCCACGTCCAGGAGAACGGGACGGCGGTCGGGCCGTTCTGCGGGTCGGCCATGTACATGCCGATGCGCGCGCACCGTCCGATCCATCACGAGATCGAGGGCGCAGGCCGGCCCCGGGCCGCAGGCCTGGACCCCGCGCGGATTCTCGATCTCGGCTTCGCCCTGTACGCCGGGGCGCGGCTGCCCGGTGTCCGGGTCTCCGGTCACGAGACCGCCGACGGAGCCCGGGTCTGGGTGAGCAGCGCGGACGGGGCGGGAGTCATGGCCGCCACGGGCGAGGAGGTGTGGCAGTACGGGCCCGGCTTCCTGTGGGAGGAGATCGAACAGGCGTGGCGCGAGTATGAGGAGGCCGGCCGACCCGACGTCGACCAGTTCGGCCTGACCGTAACGTCCGGAGGTCATCAGGTCTGGCTGCGCGACCCGCACCTGATTGTCCAGCCCAGCAGGTCGTAGGTACAGGTAGGCCCCCGGCCGAGCAGTGGCCGGGGGCCTACCTGCGTACGAACTCGACGAGCTCCACGCCGATCCCGTCCGCGACCCTGATCAGAGTGTCCAGCTGCGGCGAGCTATGCCCCTGCTCGATCTCGCTCAGGGTCGCGGTTCGAATGCCCGTCCGGTGCGAGACGGCCTCCAGCGTGAGGCCCGCGCCAAGGCGGGCCGCGCGGATCGCGTTGGCGATCTGCAGGCGCCGGGCCCGGACCCGCGCGGGGTGCATCGGCTCGTGGTACATCCCGGCAACGCTCGCCGGGCCCATGATCATTTGTCATTACGGTTGACCGTAAAACGGTTGATCAAGCACGCTGCAAGGCCCTGCACGGAGGCGAGACGTAGTGTCCAGCGAGCACGATTGGCGAGCACGTACCAGCCAGCGCGTGATGGTGGACACCAGATCAGGGCGGGTCGGCCGGGTTGTCGAGACGGGCACCGACAGCGTGGTCCTCGAGCCGCTCACGCCGGGGCCGGAGTGGCCTGTCCCCTGCCGAAACGCGAGAGCCGCCACCCCCGAAGAGGTGGCGGCCGCGCTGGCGGATTGACTAGCCCTCTGCCTGTCGACGTCCCCACCATGCCATCAGCTGGTACACCGTCTGAGCCCCTACGGCGGCACGCGCGGCCGCCAGCTCCTTCGTCACGGTGCGATCGGACAGGTTGAGTCGCGGGCCGACCTGGTGCTGGGCCTCACCCTCCTCCAGAGCCCGCAGGATGGCCTTCTGGCGCTCGGTCAGCATCTCGCTGGACGTGTCCCCCTCCTGCCATCGGGTACCGCGCGCCCAGAGCTGCTGGTACAGCATGTGCGCCCATGCGACGGTTGCTCTGTCTGTGACGTGCCACCCCGCGTCCTTGTCGCCAGGTTGGAGGCAGTTGTCGATGAAGAGGTGGGTGTTGTCGATGATGACTAAACGCGGGAAGAGCTCCTCCACGGTGGCCACCTCGGCTCCAGCCTCCACCGCGGCCGCCAGGTGCCCGGCTGTCGGGGCGTGATCGCGTACCGCGACGTTGTAGAGGGACCTGACAGAGACGCCGCGGTGCCGGAGGTCCAGGACTCGCTGCATCCCTGCGCGCTGCACCTCCGGGTCACGGTCGACGGGGGCCCCGGGCTGGGCCGTCCACATCTCCTCGGAGGCTGTCCGCAGGGCCTGCTGTATCCGCCGGTTCATCTCGTCGCGCGACTGCAGCAGCTCGGAGACAGGCCCGCTGTACCAGCGGTGCTGGTCGTACGCCGGTGCCAGGCCCTCCACGGACGGCAGCTCGGCCATGCACGAGGCCGCCCGGGTGATGGCGTCTTGGACCTGCGCCAGGACCCGCTGCGCGGCGGCCCGGGGGTCGTGAGCGATGAAACGCCCGTCCTGGTCGGGATTGGGCGCGATCAGCCCCAGGTCGACAAGGCGCGCGACGTCGTGACCTGCAACGGGCGTTCCGTCAGTAGCAACCGCCCGGTAGGTTTCCCGGTCATCCGGAGACAGCGGGAGGTCCGGCAGGTCAGGCATTCTGTCGCTCCTTCAACCTTGTACTAGAAACCGCACGTGCTGTTTCTGGCACACCGTAAACCCTTTCTTTAACAGGATCACCATGCGAACCTACTTTCAGTGACGCCGCATTCCGCACAGGCGTTCGAATCGTAGAGGTTTCATGGAGGGGATTCACATGCCCATCACGCGCACGTTCAGGCGCGCGGCAGCCGTAGCGCTGCTCGCGGTCCTCCCCGTTCTGGCCGCTCCGGCGGTCAGCGCGGCCCAGCCGGACAGCACGGTCGTCAGGGCGGACCCGGGCTGGGGCGTGAGGGTTGCGGAGCCGCAGCCGGAGGTCGCTCTCACGGACCCGGGCTGGGGCTGATCGCTCCCCGGGCTCGGGGTAGCGAAGCAACGAAGGACTACCGGCCCCACGGGGGGCCGGGGCGGCCCGGCGGACGATGACGTCTGCCGGGCCGCTGCATCAACCCAACGGGGAAAGGCACGTCATGATCACGGTTATTGGGCTCCTCATCGTCGCGGGGCTCGTCGCCCTCCTCCTGCTCGGCCGAGGTCTGCGCACGCAGGTGGAGGCACTCCGCGAGGAGATCGCGCTGGCCCGGATCGAGGGCGTACTGAGCAAAGACAGCCCGGTCCCGTGACTAGACGACCTTGCGCAGTTGAGGCCGTTGCCCCGTGAGAGCGGTCTCAATGGTGTGCATGGCGTCGTCGTCCGCCTCCGGCAGGAGGTGGCTGTAGGTGTCGTTGGTGGTGGTGATGGACTCGTGGCCGAGGCGCCGCTGCACGTACGTGAGTCCGTGACCGGCAGAGATCAGGGCGCTGGCGTGCGAGTGACGGAGGTCGTGGGGGGTGGGGTTCTTCTGCGGGGGCAGGAGACCCTCCTTCTTGGCCCGCTTGACCGCGCGCTGCCACCGGTTGTGGAACGTGCTGTAGTGCAGCCGCTGGCCCTGGTCGCCGACGAACAGCAGCGCATCGTGGTCCAGCCCGGCGGACAGCTCAACGAGGGCCTGGTCCACCGTGGTGCTGATGCGCAAGGTCCGCCGGCTCTTCTTCGTCTTGGGCTTCCCGATGTAGTACCCGCCGTCGCCGTCCTTCTTCCAGGCGCGCCGCACGCGAATCCGCCGGTGACCGCCCTCAGTGATGACGCACATCGGGGCCAGCGCGGTGAGCTCTCCCCACCTCATGCCCGTGCCGTACGCCACGAGGGACAGCAGCTGGTCCTGGCGCTGGTTCATGCACGAGATGAGCCCCTCCACCTCCTGGGGTGTCAGGAACTCGATGTCCTCGCCGTCCTCCGCGCCGTCGTCGTCCGACCGCGGCAGCCGCGTGAGCTCGCACGGGTTGCGGTTCCGCAGGGGCGGTTCGGAGCGAACGGCCTCGCGCAGGATGCCGGACAGCAGGCCGTGCAGGTTGCGGATCGTCTTGGGGCTCATCGGCTTCATCTTCGGGGAGCCGTCGGGCATGCCACCCCGCCGTACGAGGGTGGTCTCAAGTCGGCGCACCCAGGGGCGGATTGTGTCGCTGGAGAAGTGCTCGACACTACGCACGTCGCACTCGCCGAAGGTGGGGAAGATCCACTTTTCCAGCTCGCCGAGGCACGCCTTGCGGTAGTGCTCCTCGATGCCGGTTCGCTCGGTGATGATGCGGGTGGCGTAGTTCCGGAAGCGGTAGCGGTCCTCGTCCTGGCGCTCCTGGGTGATGTACCCCTCGCCCTTGACCCAGCCCGGCGGCCAGTGCTGCCCAGCCTCGTTGACCGCGTCGCGGAAGATGTCGGCGGCGGTCTCGTCGTCGAAGGTCTCCGACTGTCCAGGCGCGCCCCGCGTCCCACCCTCGCGCCATCTGACCTGGTACCCGGTGACGTCACCGGCTGTGTTCGTACGCTTCACGATGGATGCCAT